AAGCACCAGTAGAACAAGCACCAGTAGAACAAGCACCAGTAGAACAAGCACCAGTAAAGGAAGAAAATATAGAACAGGTATTACTAGAAAAATATCCTGGTTTAAAAGAATTAACAGCTGAAGATAATGCGGTATTAGATAATGTACTATCTCCATCTGTTAAAGGAGTGTTAGGTAAAGTTTTTCCAGAGTTATCAAATATTTTAAATAACTTTGGTACTAACGAACCTAATGTAGTACTACCACTATCTGCTATTAGCAGTTTTGCTATACAGAAATATGGTGTTACTGATCCACAAGAAGCTGTAAATAGTTTCCTTACGGAAGTTACAGCAACTATGGGTCAACCGATGGAAACAAACAATGTGCCACCTAGTCAGCCTACTGAACAAGCAGGTTTAATGGCTAGCCCACAAAATATGGAAACAGTTTAGAGCTACCCTTATCCATAAGGCACTCAACCCAAGAGGAAAAAATAATGGAAAATGAAAAAGTAGTTACAGCTTCAGAAGAAGTTGAAACGAAAAAAGATAAACTATTTAAGAAACCATCTAGTAAATCAATGTATCAGAAAAATAGAGATGACGAAAGTGATCCCGAAACTGAGGCATTTGCTAGAGGGGAATTAAATAAGTTTAACGAAGAGAAAGCAGAGACAGCAACCGTTCAAGAGGACACAGAAACATCTGAAGAAATTGCAAGCTACGATGGCAAAGCTACTCCTTCAACTGAACGCCCTGAAAATGCAGAAGATCGTGTTTTTAAGAAACGTTATGACGATTTAAAAAAACACTATGATTCTACTTTATTTAAGCACAAAGATGAAGTTAGAACTTTAAGAACGCAATTGGAAACATCTACCAAAGAATTTGTTCCACCTAAATCTAAGCTTGAATTAGAAGCCTGGAGAAAGGAGTATCCCGATGTTTATGAAATGGTTGAAACCATAGCTATGACAAAGGCTGATACTAGAGCTAAAGAGATGGAGGAGAAATACCAAAGTTTACAAGCTCAACAAGAACAAATTAGTAAAGAGAAAGCAGAAGTAGAACTTTTAAGAATCCATCCTGACTTTAGTGACCTTCGTCAAGAAGACGATTTTCATGAATGGGCTGGAAAACAAGATCCTACTATCCAAGGTTGGTTGTATGAAAATACATCTAACGCTACATTAGCTGCTAGAGCAATTGATCTATATAAAATGGATCGAGGCATTAGTGACTTAAGTAAAAAGGAAAGTACAAATCTTAAAAAGGAAGCTGCTAAAGCAATATCTAAAACTAAAAAGGCTGTTGAATCAGATCTTCCCACAAAGAAAATCTGGTCTAACTCTGAAATTGGTAAGATGGATAGAAGAACGTTTGCAAAGTTTGAAGCTGAAATCGATGAAGCATCAAGAGAAGGTAGGATTCAACCTTAAACTAACAACTATAACCACAGGCAAACATTATGGCAACAATGGGAAAAGCAACTGGCTATCAGAATTTACCATCAGGTAACTGGGCACCAGCAATTTATAGTCAAAAGGTTCAAAAATTTTTCAGAAGAGCATCAGTTGTAGAAGATATTACAAACACTGATTATGCTGGAGAAATTGAAAATTTTGGCGACACAGTAAATATAATCAAAGAACCTTCAATTACAGTGAACGACTACGCTAGAGGTCAAACAGTAAACACAGAAACACTTGCAGACGATCAAATTCAATTGACTGTCGACCAAGGTTCGTACTTTGCGTTTAAAGTAGATGACATCGAAGAAAGACAATCACATGTAAACTTTGAAGCTCTTGCAACTTCTTCAGGTGCTTATGCACTTAAAAAGAACTACGACTTTAATGTATTAAAAGCAATCTATGAGGGAGCAAGTACTTCAGTAGGCAATACAGGAACAGACGGTACACCTATTGATGGTGATGCAGCAGTTGACACATTAACAGATATTATGTCAGCAGCTAAAACAGTTCTTGATGGTAACGATGTACCAGAAGAAAATAGATGGTTCGTTGCACCACCAGCTTTCTATCAACAACTTAGAAAAGCAGGTGCTAAAGTCGTTGATCAATCTGTTATGGCAGACGGATCAGCTTCAGCTATGAGAAATGGTATGATTACAGATAGACCTTTATTTGGTTTTAAAATGTATACTACTAATTCAATAGCTGTATCAAGCGGATCAGCAGCGAATAAAACATTTGGATCAGCAGGCTCTAACGAGTTCGCTTTCCTTTATGGTCACCAAGGTGCAGTAGCAACTGCAAACCATATTGCGAAAACGGAACTTATCAGAGATCCTGATTCATTTTCAGACATAGTTAGAGGATTACACGTTTTTGGAAGAAAAGTTCTAAGAACAGAAGCAGTATTCTCTGGCGTAATAACAATAGGTTAATCATAGATAGGAGAAATATATTATGGCAACTTTCGATAAAACAGGAGTTGGTGGTACTACAGGGCATCCGTCTAATGGTAGAACACCTTACTTAGTAGAAAATACAATTGACGTAGATACGTTTAACCCAGCATCAGGAGATATCATTCAAGCACTTGATATCCCTGCAGAAACACTTATTATGCAAGCAGGAATTGAAGTAATTACTGCGTTATCAAGTTCAGTTACTATGGACTTAGGTATAACAGGTGGAGACGTTGACAACTTTGTTGATGGTGATGGTAATGGTACAGGATACAGTGTGCTTACAGCAACAGCTAATCTTGTTGTTGCTAGTGCAGATACTCTTGACATATTAACAGGTGGAGCACAATCCACTGTTGGTCTAATTAGAGTATGGGCAGTACTATGTGATGTATCAGGTATTGATGAGACAGATCATAACTAGTAGATAGATAGACAACTTAAGGGGGGGTATTTATATCCCCCTTTAATTAAAAACCCTCCTCATAAAAATAATATAAATATAGGAAATAGTATGATTACTAAAGAAATAATAAAAAAACCTAAAAAATATTCTGGGGTTACACATAATATGTTAACTAAATCTTATATAAATGGAAGAGCTACTAACTCAGGGCAAAAAACTACTTTATTAAATGGTGGCGTAGACTTAAATACTAAGAATAAAATACAAAATTTAGAAGACAAAGTTGAAGAACAATCTAACAAATTAGATAAAATAACTTCAATGCTTCATGCAATATCAGAAAAGACATCAGCTTCTTGAAATAATTTCTGAATACAAATCTGACCATACTGCATTAAAAAAGCAGATTGATGATTTAAAACAGCAATTAGATGAAGCACAGTCTAGGATTAAAAGATTATTAATCAGATGTGAGCAGTTTGCAGAAGATAACAATACAACAGAGGAATAGATATGACAAAAGATAGTTATGATAAAAATAAATTTTATAGTAATAAGTCTAAAGAGATTAAAGTAAAAGAAATAAATCTTTCTTCTACAGGAAGATCTGGAGTATTGTATAAAGGAAAAATGAAAGACTATCCTGGTGTTACTAAAATTATTAAAACAAGTACTAATTAATCTATGACAACTACTTACCTAGTATTATCCAACAGAGTACTTAGAGAATTAAATGAAGTTGAATTAACTTCGGCTAATTTTTCTAGTAGTAGGGGTATACAAACTGCTGTTAAGGATTTTATTAATAAATCTGTTCATGATGTTTACAATGAAAGTGTAGAGATACCTTTACTGCACGCAACAACGACTCAAATTACTCACACTGGAGACGGTGAATATGCATTCCCATCGGATATGCGTAGAGTGGATTTTGAGTCTTTTTTTTTAAAGCCAAATGAATTACTTACTAATGGTGAGTTTACTTCTAATATAACTAGTTGGACTACAATAGCAGGTTCAGGAAGTGCAGCTTATAATAGTGGTGGTAATGGCAGACTAAGATTAAATGATTTTGCAGCACATCAATCATTCTCAACTGTAGTAAATAAAACTTATAAATTACAAGTAAGAGTATTAGATTCAAATGGTACAGGTGCTTCTTTAAAAGTACAAGTAGGAACAGCTGCAGAAGGAACACAGAATTTAAACACAACAGTAAAAGTAACTGATTTTAATGCAGGTGAAATATTAGATGTAGAATTTACTGCTACTGCACAGACAACATTTGTTACACTAAACAATACAACTACAGCTACTAACCTAGATGTAGATTATGTAAGAATATCAAGATCAGAAATAGCAACTAGAAAGTTAAGCTTTGTATCTTATGATGATTACATGCAAAGATTTAAAGAACAAGATTCACAAAATAACAGTGGTCATTATGGCACACCACAATATGTATATAGAAAACCAGACTATACATCATTTGGATTAACTCCAATACCTGATAAAAATGATTATCTAATTAGTTATGAGTACTATCAAACTCATACAGACTTATCAGCACATGGAGATCTAATGACATTACCTGATAGGTTTGGTCCATTAATTGTAGATAGATCTAAGTACTATACATACATGCTAAGATCTGATCCAGATCATGCAAATTTATCTAACAGAGATTACCAAAGAAAATTAAGTTTATTAAAAACTGATTATAATTCTAGATCTGACTACATGAAAGATACTAGATTGTCAAACGGCAACTCAAAATTAGCAATAGTATAATATGGCAGATACTTCTTTACTAAAACCTTTTAGTGCAACTTGTGGTGGAGGCTTAGTCTTAAACAAAGATGTTTATGACATGGCACCAGGAGAAGCATTACAATTAGTAAATTTTGAACCTTCAACAGAGGGTGGATATAGAAGACTTAATGGTACAACAAAATATAATTCAACAATAGTACCTCAAGTATCTTCTGGTAATGAAAGATTACAAATGTCTGCAATCTTTAATGACAAGATAGTTGCAGGTAGAGGTGGTACAGTATCTTATGGTGATACAAGTGGATCATGGACATCCCTAGCAACTAGTTTAGGTACAGCACATACATATGATTTTGATAAATTTAATTTTAGTGGCACAAGTAAAATTATTATAGCAACAGGAGAAGCTGCAGCATTTACAGTAAATACAAGTTTTGCAGTAGATGTTATAAATGCAACAGGTGGTGGGACTGCTCCTACTAATCCTAAGTTTGTTAAGACTTTTGCCAATCATGTATTCTATGGTGGAATGTCTAATTCTACACATAGTATAATATTTTCAGTACCTTTTTCAGAAGATAACTTTACTTCTGGCAGTGGTGCAGGTGAGATAAAAGTTGGTGATGTTGTTACAGGATTAAAAGTATTTAGAGATGAGTTATTTATATTTTGTCAA